GTTATACTGTTAAAGCCGTAACAACTACTGTTGAAATGGAAGAGATTAGCCAAAGAAGAATTACATTTGGTATTAAGCAAATGATGGAAGATGTTATTTCAGACAAGTATGATTTATGTTTAGATGGTAAGCCAGTTGAAGTTAAAGTAACTTCAATAGAAGCACCAACAACTGGAATATCAATAGGTCCATGGACTAAAGTCAGTAAAAAGACTATCGTTACTCTATTAGTCTATATAGATGGTAAGATAATTGAGGTAGAAGGCAAGGCTAAATCTACAGTTAAGGCTACATTTATCGATTTACAAAATGAGAACTTGCCATTTAATAAAACATCATTTGCATCCGCAGTTAAGAAGGCTATAGAGAAATCTCTAAAATAGAGATATATACTACATAAGTAAAAAACAAATAAATTAAATTTTAAATTAATTAAATTATACTTATTGTAAGATAGAGGATACTAATAATAGGTTATAAATTCCCTCAAAAATCTCTAATCGTATAAAAAAGTGGTTAGTACAAAATACCCTTCCTTTCGGTGGGGTTTTTTTATACATAAATATATAAACCCTTCATACACTTCTATAATTGGGTATTAAATATATATTGCAACTTTTTACTTCATATATATCATAGTTATTCTAGACATGTCCGATGTTTTAAATAAGGAAGAGGTTATGCAATTCTAACATAAAAACAAAGGAGAACAACAATATGGAATTTCTAAAAAAAATGGGTGATTGGGCAAAATCACTAACAGAAATTGGTATTAGTATCATCGCATTAGGGGTAGTACTTGAAGTATTATTTAAAGGTGCACCGATTCCTTTTTGGCCTGCAGTATCAGTAGTGGATAACATTATGGGTATATTAGGTTCATTAAGTAATGAAGGCTTACTAGGTTTAGTAGGAGCTGGAGTTATATACCATATCATGAAAAAGAAGGCATAATACACCTTCCTACCTATGTACATTAAAGAAAACCTCACCTTAAAAAGTGAGGTTTTTTTGTTTATCATATTTATATACAAGATAATGTGTTAAAATTATGAGTACAGAATTTGAATTATTTCCAGGAAAGAACTTAGGTGGGCTGTTTAAAGATATCTACGATAACCAACAAGTTAAGAAACAACGAATATCAGAATTAATTGCTGAGATGAGAAAACTTGTCCGTCATGCACCTGATATGATGGCAATGGGACCGATTATACGAGATTTAATTGACTCGGCTGTTAAGAATGATGATTCACTTATAAAAATGGCTGCAATCGCACAAAGGATTATAGGAGCAGCTCAAGCTTCAGATGGAGATACTGGTTTTCTTTCTGATGATGAAAAGGAACAATTATTAAAACAATTAGATGAAACCATTTCACAGGTGGCTGATGAACAAGATATAAAAGTTGATGAACTTACCAATGAAGTAGAGGAATTAAAACAAAAAGTAAAAAACAATGAGTAGATTATCACAATCATCAGCTATTAGTGGTAGGTCACAGAAATCAAGGACTCCTGCTCTTATGGGTATTGTGCTTGATGTGATTACCAACGAAGAACATGAATCTATAATAGATTTGGGAGTTGGAAAAAATGATACAAGAAATACATACGAAATAGGGTTTGCAAAACTTAGAAGGTTGGATGATAACACGACTCCAATAGAGCAGCTTAGATTTTACGAACCACATGATTATGCAAACTTAGAATTACCTATAGTTGGTGAATCTGTTGAAATAATTAAACGTGGAAACGGACAACTTGTTTATAGGAGAATTACTAGTAGTACTCTTAATACTGGTAACTATATTGAGGATGTAAATTCTATAATGAATCCTGATAAAGAAAAGGCTAGTGATGGGGGAGCTGGTGATTATTCAACAACATCACAAACAGGTACACCAAATAGTTCAGGAGGATCATCTGATGAACCAGAAAATGAATATTTTGAACCAACTCAAATAAACCCATTACAGTTTTACGAAGGAGATAAGGTTATTCAATCTAGATTTGGACAATCAATAAGATTTAGTGGATATAATAATACAGATAATGTTTTAGCACCAACTATTGTAATACGAAACAGACAAGGTTCTAAATCATTAGAAGAACTAAAAATTGGAACACCTTTATATGAGAATATTGTTGATGATGGATCAATCATTGTATTATCAAGTGGAGAACATTTATTAGAATTCACTCCTGGTCAGATTGATACACCAATGGAGACTACTCCAATATATGCAGAAGAACCTGAATTAAAAGGAACTGACCAAGTTCTTATTAATAGTGGTAGAATTATATTATCATCTAAGGATTCTGAAATGTTATTTTACTCTAAAGGAAACTATTCATTTATATCAGATGGTAAACTTACAATAGACAATGGATTGGATGGTGCTGAGATAGATTTAAATGGAGAATATAGAACCACTACTAATGATAACAACATGTATTTCTTAGGAGGAAGTGGAGAAATCTATTTAAATACCGAATCAACTGCAGAACCATTATCAAGAGGACAAACTCTTATTGATATTCTTGCAGAATTATGTGATGCTATAAATGCTCAAATATTTTCAACTCCATGTGGACCTACAATGATGGGACCGAACAACCGTGGGGATTTCAATAAGATTAAATCTAAATTAGATACTATACTATCCACACTTAATTATACAGAATAACTCATGTCTTTCGCAATATTCAAATCAAATATGATGAGCTACATGAAAAATCAGGATGGTATAAAGGCATTTCCTGAATTCGCTCAGAAGATTACTTCAGAATATGATATGTGTATTAGAAGAGGGTTACAAACTGTAAATAACATTCCAATACAAACGCCAAATATTGCATTAATGCAAACTTTAGTTACACTTGCATGTACAACTGCACTTGCAAAACAAAAAGGAAAACATACTTTTGCTGATGATATAGGAAAGGGTGTATTGGGTTATTGGACAGGTGCAACATTAGTAGTGGGAATTCCACCAATTATTCCAGCTCCGGGTTCTATGTTAAATATATCATCAACTGCAGCATTTGTAACTACACCAGGAACTTGGACACCTGTAGGACCACTTAACCCAACTGATGATAGTGGTGTCTTTTTAGATAAACTTATTGCATCAATGGTATCACATATACCAACAATTCAAGGATTGTATATGACAGTATCATTATATCCAGGTGCACCTCCATTTGTTGCACCGGGTGTATTAACATGGACTGGGTTTACAGTTCCACCTGCAGGACCGGGTGTAGCAGTACCATCAAAACCAGGAGAATCAACCAATGAGAGTAGTTTTCTTAGTAGAATACTTTCAGTAGTGGTAAATGCAGTTACCAACGTATTAATGTCACCAGCACAAATAGAATCTGCAAAATTAGAAAAAGCAGAAGCTGATGCTGTTGCTAATGATATATCATTACCTGCTGATGGTAGAGGGAGTGCAAAAGAATATTCTAAATTAAAAGCAAGTGAAATATCATCTGGTGAAATAAATGCAGCACCTGTTAATTTATCGGATGAAGAGTTAGCAGCTATTGAAGAAAATACACCAGATAAATATAAATGTGAAGATGGAACTAGGGTAGTTGCAATTGCACGAAGAGATATTGGTATATTAGAATATGGAACACCACCTGGATTAAACTATGGAGGTTTTCCTGGTGGACAACAACTTAACAAACGAGGTAGGATTGATGATATGTTTGATAATGTTGGATTAAATAACCAAGCAAAAGTACAAAAGAGTGGAAGTGGATATTATTGGTGTGCAGCCGCGGTTGCTACTTGGTGGCAAGAAGCTGGATTGGAAACTCCAAGTGGTGGAGCAAGTTGTGATAATTGGATGAGTTGGGGAAAATCAAAAGGATACTGGTCATCCGAACCCAAGATAGGAGCAGCAGTATTATATGGTAGTCCTTCAGATGCACATCATATCGGAATTGTTGCTGGTGTAACCGAAACAGGAGGAGTTATTACAATAGAAGGAAATACAGGTGGGGGAGGTTTTAGTAGAAACGGTTGTGGTGTATTTCAAAAAGTTCCTAAGAGATATTTAGGATTTGTAGTACCTCCATCGTGTGTATAAGAACCATAAAATCAACAAAGATATATTTATAGTAAGATAACAAGAATTAGAAATGAATAACAAACAATTAATTAAAGTAATAAAGGCACTCGTTGAAGTAGAAGTTGCTAAAAAGCAAACTCTATTTTTGTCTAAAACATTTCCTAAAATCTTAGAAGCTGAAGTTAGTAAAAGATTATTGGAAGTTACAAGCGCACCTAAAAAGGTATTAAAGAAGAAAGTACAGGATCCATTTGATATGGCAAATGAAGTTCTTAGAAGAGAACAATCAGAAACAGTTGTTCCAATACAAGAAAGTGTACAAACACAACAGAGAACATTTTCAAAGAATCCAGTATTAAATCAAGTATTAAATCAAACAACTCCCTTTTCTAAAGCACAGAGAAGTGGTCAAGGTGGTGGAGCATCTGTATTAGATGGATTGCCACAACAAACACAACAACCAACAGTTCAAGAAAATACTCACATACCTTCTTATATGGATGCAGAACCAGATATTGACCAAACAGTTAATATGGGAACATCTTTAGGAGCAGGTGGAATGGATGCATTAAGAGCACAAATGGCTCACAAAATGGGATATCAAACAAAAGGAACTCAACCAAATAAAACAGGTTTAGGAGTTCAGACTGGGTTACCTGGTTTAGATAGAATTCTAAATAGAGATAACTCTGAACTTGTTAAAAAGTTTAAGAGATAAAATAGGAATAAATAAATGGCTTATATTCTAGATAAGAAGATAGTAAAAGATACCGAAGAGTTTTCAAACTCGGCGTATGGAATTACTTTGCCTTTACAACCAGGAAATGGTAATATGTTCAGTCAATCATTTTCTTCGTTTGAAGCAGCAAAAAGTAATTTGAAAAATTTACTATTAACTAGAAAGGGAGAAAGACCATTTCAACCAGATTTTGGAACTGGTCTAGCACGTTTATTATTCGAACCACTTGTAGAAGGGGTTCTAGAAGAAAAACTTGAATCGGCAATAACAACTAGTGTTAATTATTGGTTACCATATATTGATATTGATGAAATAGAAGTAAAAATGACCGATGAGATGAAAGATTTAAATACAGCGGAGATAAAATTACTATTTTCAGTAGGTGGACAGTTCGAATCACAGGAAATAACATTCGAAATAAAGGGATAATAAAACATGGCATTAAATCAAACAACAAAAAAATCAAATTCGGGTAGGGATATAAAGTACCTTAATAAAGATTTCTCACAATTTAGAGAAAACTTAATTGATTACGCAAAAACATATTTCCCACAAACCTATTCTGATTTTAATGAAGCCTCTCCTGGAATGATGTTCATAGAAATGGCATCATATCTTGGTGATGTATTATCTTATTATACAGATGATTCATTAAAAGAATCGTTGATGTTATATGCAGAAGATAAACAAAATGTAGTTGCACTTGCAGAATATCTTGGTTATAAACCAAGAGTAACATCAGCATCTATTGTTAAACTTGCAGTATACCAAACAGTACCATCAATTGGAGTAGGAGAGGATGTTAGACCTGATTTAGAATATTGTTTAAGAATCAAAGAAGGAATGGTTGTTTTATCAAGTAACAACGGTACTCGATTTAGAACAACTGAGTTACTAGATTTTTCGGTAGAAGATGATAGAGAGATTTCAATATATCAAAGTAATGATGGAACGCCTACTACGTACTTATTAAAAAAATATATAAATGCACAATCTGCAGAATTAAAAACAATTGAATATGATTTCGGTACAACACCAAATCAATTTTCTAAAATAGATATTGGAGATTCAAATGTAATCGATATTTACGATATACGAGATTCTAATGGTAATAAGTGGTATCAAGTTCCTTATTTAGCACAAGAAATGGTTTATGTTGATTATGCAAATTCAGAACAAAACGATAAAGATTTGGCTCAATTTAAAGAATCCGTACCAAATGTTCTTAAAGTTTTAAAAACATCAAGAAGATTTACAACAAAAATAAATGAGGATAATACAACAACTATTGTGTTTGGTGCAGGTAATTCTGCAGCTGATGATTCCATATTAGTTCCTACTTTTAAAAATGTAGGATTGGGATTAAATTCTTCTATTGATAAAATGGGAGCATCATTTGACCCTTCAAACTTTCTAAAAACAAAATCATATGGACAAGCTCCAAAGGGTGTATTTACCGTATCTTACTTAGTTGGTGGTGGTGTTGCATCAAACTGTGGTGTTGGTGAATTAAATAATATTGAAACAATTTCATTTGATGAAGATGGTACTTCATTTCAAGAAGAAGAACAGAGATTATATAACATATCCAAAAACTCAGTAGCTTGTGATAATGAAGAACCGGGAACAGGTGGTAGAGGAGGAGATACTATTGAGGAAATTAGAGAAAACGCATTAGCTAATTTCGGTTCACAGAATAGAGCAGTAACTCGTAAAGATTATCAAGTAAGAGCATTATCATTACCAGCAAAATATGGTGGTATCGCAAAAGCATATTGTGCACCAGATGGGGAGTTGGATAATAACTCACCAGCTTCTATACTGAGTAATCCAAATTCACTTGAAGAGTTTACAGGATTGGTTCAATCACTTGGTGGTTCTAAAAAAACAGATGATGAAATAAAATCCGAAGTAACTAAATTCTTGGGTGGTA